ACCCAAAGCCTCCGCGTATGATGCTGGGGAGGATATGAGATACTTTGTACAAAAGCGGAACAGTGATGAAAGCTATCCAATGGAGATAGATGTAAGCCAGTGGGAGTTGATAGATCAATTCCGCGGAATAGATCCACAAATATATGCTAGCGTAGGTGTTGTATGGAAGTTGGTTGGATCGCTCGACTACCTTGCTCAACAAAACGAACTAGCATTATTCAGAGCACAAAAGCTAGTTCCTGGTGTTTTATATGCTGTTAAGAGTTTTACAGAATTTGCTCGACTAACTAGGTTTTAAAATCGAAATAAAAGCCGTATATTTGGTCTATGATCATAGACAATATCCAACAGCTTCAATCACTTAAAGACAAGACACTATTTGTATATCCGGTTTTGTTGGATAGTCGAAAGCATAGAATTGCCAGCGACATAGTTGCATTGATTATTATTGATATCGAAACAGATCAAGTATATTCGGTAAGCAAAACACATCCAGATGGACTCTTTAAAGTCCCTGATTTCAATTTCCTTTACCAGAATATAATATACTCCTACGATACAATCGCATTTAAGTATGCAGGATATGAAACGGATGGATTTACAGACGTACAACTCCAGTACTATCTCAGCACCAACAAAAGCTGCAACTTTGAAACACCATCAATACTAAATCACTATGCTAGATATATTTCAAATTGCAATGTACTAGGCTGGTTGGTCAGTCTTCAAAAGCATGAAAGCATTGCATACGACCTATATAAGAGGGTATTCATTAAAGAAAAGCAGGCTGGGATTAGCTTTTATCAAAACAAACTACTTAGTATATTCTACATGATAGAAAAGAATGGACTGAATATCAACCAGCAACGATTCGCTGAGCGATTTGGTTCGACATTCTCACAGATAGACGATAGAAGTTACACCCAATATAACTACTACACAGCGACGGGGCGTCCTAGTAATAGATTTGACGGAGTCAACTTTGCAGCGCTTAACAAAGAAGATGGATCAAGGAATTGCTTTGTTAGTAGGTTTGATGACGGCAAGCTAGTAGAAATAGACTTTAACTCATACCATCCCAGATTAATTGCATCACTTGTTGGTTATGATTTTGGAGCAGAAGATGTATATGAGCATTTAGCAAAGCATTATCACAATACACAAACTCCAACTAAGATTCAGATAATACAAGCAAAGGAGGATACGTTTAGACAGATGTATGGAGGAATAAGTAAGCAATATCTACACGTGCCTTTCTTCAAAGCCACAAAGGAGTTAGCAGAGCAGCTATGGTACCTTGCTCAGGAAAATGGATATATAGAAAGCCCAATATCCGGTAGAAGGTTGATGTTAGTCAATTACCAGGATATATCATTATATACGTTATTCAACTATTTCTTACAGATGTATGAAACTGAGTTTAATGTATTAATGTTGGAACCGATATTGTTGAGTTTGCTAGGAAGGCAAACTAAACCAATCTTATATACTTATGATAGCATACTGTTTGACGTCCCAGCTAGAGAAATGAGTTACGTGATGGATGTGGTTATTCCAGGAGCTATTGATTTGAAGAAATTTCCTATCAAGATCAAAACCGGATTGGATTATGGAAATCTAGTACTTTATTGATTTAGTGTACTATTTATATAAAAGTAAAGGAAATGGAATCCATTAAGCAATATATTATAGCTGAGATAGAAGGTTATCTGCGTGAGAAGAAAATCAAATTCAAGCGCAGAGCTCCACTCAGAGAACTGGAGACGGCCACGAATGCGGCAGATGACGAAAAGGTAGCACAGTTGCGAATGCAAAAAGCTGACAAAGAGAAACAAGCGGCGGGTGTTGAGAGTGAGATTGCAAAGATCAAATCACAGATTGACGCAATAGAGAAGAAATAAGAATGAAGGCTCAGCTGCTATGTACATTCACCTATTTAGATGCAATATCAATTTGTCTGGATGATATATATAAAACACATGGAGTACAAAATGTAACGAACGTCAAAAGCTACTCATATATTGAAACACCAAACAACGTAGTGTGTATCTATAATATAAGCAGCGAAGGGAGTAGGATGAAAGATACTATCTCTATCAACCGTAAAAAAGAATCAAATACGTTCTATAGCATTAATGCTTTGAATAGTTTAATAAAGTCACTCAATAATGGAGTTTTGGATAAAACATACAGAATTGAGTGGAGCATCTACAAAGATATGATTTTGCTATCCGATGCAAATTATAATTGCAGATTAATAAAAATACAAGAGCTTTCGCAATAAGCGTTGCCAGAACAGAAAAAAAGTAGTATAGTTAAGATAAGGCCAGGTATAATAGGAAGTGTTCCTCATTAGGGTCAGTAATAACAAATAAAAACAAAGAAGAATGGCGATTAATTTAGACGCGATTAAAGCGAAGTTGCAAGCGATGCAACAATCAAACAGTAGTAACAAGATAAGTGAATTCTTATGGAAACCACCAGTAGGAAAATCACAAGTACGTATAGTACCCTACGCATTTGACAAAAACAATCCTTTCCTGGAATTGTACTTTCATTACGAAATTGGAAAACGCACAATGATATCTCCGATATCTTTCGGACGTCCTGACCCAGTAGTTGAGTTTGCAGAGAAATTAAAAAAATCTGGAGATAAGGATGACTGGAAGTTAGGAAAGAAAATTGAACCTAAGTTTCGTGTATATGCTCCAGTGATTGTTCGCGGTGCAGAGCATGATGGTGTCAAGTTCTGGGCCTTTGGAAAACAAGTATACACAGAATTACTATCTGTAATTGCAGATCCCGATTATGGTGATATCACAGACTTAATGAATGGTCGTGACATAACTATAGAGCATACTGCAGCGGAGAAGGAAGGTTCATTTCCATCATTCACAGTACGTGTTAAGCCAAATACAACACCAGCGACAACAGAAAAAGAGGTTGCCGAAATGATTGTCAATAACCAAAAAAATATCACTGAGCTATTCACTGAACCAACTTATCAAGAGATGACAGATGTTCTCGCTAAATGGCTAGATCCAACTGCAGACGCTGACGCTCAAGGTACAAAGGCAGCACCAGAGCCAAGCCAATCTCAGGAGCTACCACAGCAACTGGGACAGACGATATTTCCGCAGCATTCGATTCATTATTTAATTCATAGAAAGTATGCCAAAGTCTACGAAGACACCCGATGAGATATCGGGAAGGGACGAACTTGCTTCAATACTAGCAGATGGTCTTAATAAAAAGTTTAAAGACTTCAAGGCTGTGCACTTCCTATCTGGAGAAGAAGTCACTCCAACAGACTTAACAGAGTGGGTCAGCACTGGCTCCTCTCTGTTAGATTTAGCAATCTCAAATAGACCTGATGGAGGTTTTCCGGTAGGTCGAATTGTTGAGTTCAGGGTATGGAGGCGTCTGGAAAGAGCTTAATTGTAGCTCATGCTTTAGCAAATACTCAGAAGAAAGGTGGACTTGCTGTCTACATTGATACTGAGAATGCACTAAGTGAGGAGTTTTTGAAATCTGTAGGAGTAGATGTGACAAACATGCTATATCTTCCTTTGGAAACCATTGAAGATGCTTTTGAAGCTGTGGAGAGTATCATTGAAACAGTACGCAAAAGCTCAAAGGATAGATTGGTCACAATAGCAATAGACTCTGTATCAGCAGCGACGACGAAGGTCGAGCAGGAAGCAGACTTTGAGAAGGATGGATGGGCTACAACAAAGGCTATCCTAATGTCCAAAGCGATGCGTAAGATTACTAACATCATTGCAAAACAAAGGGTGCTGCTTATCTGCACATCTCAGTTGCGTGAAAAGATGGGGGTGATGTTTGGTGACAAGTACACAACAAGCGGAGGAAAGGCTTTAGGTTTCCATGCCAGTTGTCGAATTAGACTAAAAGGAATTGGGAAATTAAAAAGTGGAGCTGGCAAGACTGAGCAGATTATTGGAGTACAAGTAGAAGCTCAGACGATTAAGAATCGTGTAGGTCCACCATTTAGAAAGGCAGTTTTTGATATATACTTCAACTCAGGAATCGATGACTACAATAGTTGGTTGATTAAGCTGAAAGATCACGAAGTAATTAAGGTGTCAGGAGCATATTACACTTTGGTTAATGAAGAAACTGGTGAAGAGGTTCGATTTATGTCTAAGCAATGGCGAGGCATGTTAGAAACTAATGACGAGTTAAAGCAGTATTGTTACAAAAAAATCTGTGACATCTATATT